TATGTTGCTGACGAGTGGATGCAAGAAAATGCACTCGTTATTGAGCAAGGTCTTAAGACCGAAATGACTGAATCGTTCCTCTCAGGTATGAAGGAACTTTTTGAAGCACATTATGTATCAATCCCTGAAGATAAATATGATGTTCTTGAGAGCATGGTAGAAAAACTTGATGAAATGGAGACAAAACTCAACGAGCAAATCGAAAAAAATGTTTCCCTAAACAAGCGTCTCGCAGAGTCGGTTGCTGATGGAATCTTTGAACAAGTCGCTGAAGGTCTTGCAGACACTCAGAAAGACAAGCTCGCTTCACTTGCCGAAAGTGTTGAGTTTGAAAGTGAAAGAGAATATCGTGAAAAACTGGAGACTTTGAGAGAATCATATTTTCCCTCAAAGGCAGTATCTCCTTCAGCTAAAATGGAAACCCTTTCAGAAAGCACTGAAATGAATTCGGAATCATCTGTTTCCGATTCTATGGCTGCGTATCTGAGAACTCTTTCCTCATTTAGCAAATAATTGAATTTAATATAATTCAAACCAAAAATACACTAGTAAAAGGTAAAAGCAAATGTTTCATTCCGAACATCTGCAGGAAAAGTGGGCACCTCTTTTAGACTATCAGGGTCTTGATTCAATCAAAGATTCTCATCGTAGAGCTGTAACCGCTGTCCTGCTCGAAAACCAAGAAAAATTTTTAAGAGAAGAGTCTGCATTTAATTCAGGTGGCATTGGCACCCTGATGGAAGCAACTCCTAATATGAACACCGGTAGCACATCTGTTGTTAGTGGTGTTGGTGGTGCTGGTTTTGGTGGTTCTGCCGCAGCTGGCGGACCAACCGCAGGTTTCGATCCAGTTCTGATCTCACTGATCAGACGTTCAATGCCTAATCTGATCGCTTACGATATTTGTGGCGTTCAACCAATGACCGGACCTACTGGTCTTATCTTTGCAATGCGTTCTCGCTATAACAATCAGTCAGGTAGCGAAACCTTCTACAACGAAGTTGATTCTGCGTGGTCAGGACAACCATTTGGTCGTGACAATTCAGATGGTTTCACTGATACTCTTGCTGGTATGGGTACTACTGCTCAGGGTGGTAGCAATCCTTCAGTTCTAAACCCAGTTGGTACTGCTGCATCTGCCGCTTATAATGTTGGTCAGGGCATGAGAACCGATCAGGCAGAAGGACTTGATACTGGTGCTGATGCTTTCAACCAGATGGCATTCTCAATCGAGAAAGTCACTGTTACTGCAAAGTCAAGAGCTCTGAAGGCCGAGTATTCATTAGAACTCGCTCAGGACCTCAAGGCAATCCACGGTCTGAATGCTGAAGCGGAATTAGCAAACATTCTCTCAACTGAGATTCTTGCTGAAATCAACCGTGAAGTTATCAGAACCATCTACAAGGTTGCTGAGCAAGGTGCTGTTCAGAACGTTGCAACTCCTGGAGTATTTGACCTCGACGTTGACTCCAACGGTCGTTGGTCAGTTGAAAAGTTCAAGGGTTTACTCTTCCAAATTGAGAGAGATGCTAACGCTATCGCCCAAAGAACAAGAAGAGGAAAGGGCAACATCATCATGTGCTCTGCTGACGTTGCTTCAGCACTGACCATGGCAGGTGTTCTCGATTATACCCCTGCTCTTAATGCTAATCTGTCTGTTGATGATACTGGCAACACGTTTGCTGGTACTCTTATGGGCAAATTCCGCGTTTACATTGATCCATATGCTGCTAACCTGACTTCAGGTAACGCAGCTCCTGGTAATCAGTACTATGTTGTTGGTTACAAGGGTTCTAGCCCATATGATGCGGGTCTCTTCTATTGCCCATATGTTCCTCTCCAAATGGTACGTGCCGTTGGTGAGAACAGTTTCCAACCAAAAATTGGATTTAAAACCCGTTATGGTATGATTGCCAACCCATTTGCCGAAGGTACTACCCAAGGTCTTGGTGCTCTTACTATTAACGCTAACCGTTACTACAGAAGAGTTGCTGTCAAAAATCTCATGTGATCTGCCACATCAAAGGTTTTTGGGGACCCTTTTGGGTCCCTTTTTTATGTGCTTGACAAAGTGATATTGTTGGCATTACAATATCTCTATAATCTATTATGAGTTTATTATGTCAACATCCACACTGATTACTGGAGGTCCAGTTCACAATTATAAGTTCCGTCCCCTATCAAACAAAGGCGGAAAAACATCAAGTTATCCATGGACATCAACTAGTGTTGGTGGATGGTTTTTTAAAGCAGTTTCAAAAGATGATTTGGATAAAGATAAGGGTCGTCCCGCTTACCCAAGAAGTCTTGCTGAAAAAGGTATAAAGTGGAAATCTTGTAAGATGTTTTGCGAGGAAACAAAACAATATGGTTATTACTGTGAAAGAATAAAATGAGCAGTAAAGAAGGGGTCCTTAGGGACCCTTTTTTTATCTAAATAATTAAAAAAATGGTTAGAGCAAAACAAATTGAGAATAGAAATTTTCTTTCTCCCACAGGTTTTAAGTTTTCCTTAAGTAGAGCACCTAAAGTTTCTTTTTTCTGCAACCAAGCAAATATACCAGACATCAATTTGGGTATTGCATTGCAACCATCATATCTCAAAGATATTGATGTTCCTGGAGACAAATTGGTTTTTGGAGATTTAAATCTTAGATTTATGGTAGATGAAAATCTTGAAAATTACATGGAAATACAAAATTGGATGAGGGGTCTTGGATATCCAGAGAAGTTAGAGCAATTTGCTGAATTGGATTCTGAAGGGTTAACAAGTGAAAATTACATACAAAGGGGACATAAAATTTATTCTGATGGTACACTGCAAATTTTAACTAGTTCCCAAATACCAAATTTTCAAGTGACATTTAAAGATTTATTTCCATATTCCTTAGGAACTTTAATATTTGATTCTTCAGATAACGATATTCAATACTTTACAGCAGACGTAAGTTTCAAGTATACTATTTACAATATAACTGATTTGGCAGGAAACTCATTATGAGTATAGATTTGGATACAATCCAAAAAATGTGGGAACAAGATTCAAAAATTGATATGGATAATCTTCACACCGAATCTTTAAATATTCCAATACTTCATGCAAAATACTTTGATTTATATAATACAATTTTTTTACTCAGAAAAAAAGCGGAGCAACAAAAGAGAAATATAAGGCATGAAAGATATGAATATTATTCTGGTAAAGCGGATCCTGATGTTTATATAGAAAATCCATTTCCCAAAAAAATCAGAGATAAAGATACAATGCAAAAATATCTTGATGCTGACGAAAAATTATCTACTGTTTGTTTGAAAATTGATTATTATGACACAATATTAGTCTATATTGAAAGTATTTTGAAGATGATATTTCAGAGAAATTATCAAATAAAAAATAGTATAGATTTTATGAGATTTCAGTCTGGGTTGGGATAATAAATACTCATAGCATGATGAATGTTATGAGTGATGTAATTATTGAAAAGAAAAATGAAGTTTTTTTAAAACTTCATTGCGAATCACATATTCTTTATGAACTTCAACCATATTTTACGTTTGAAGTTGAGTCTGCAAAATTTATGTCCCAATATAGAAGTAGACATTGGGATGGAAAAATCAGGCTCTTAAGCACGCACACTGGAGAGATTTATGTTGGATTGCTTGATAAGGTAATTGATAAACTCTCTGCACACAATTATGCTTATAAATTTAAAGAAAACAAATTTTATGGGCAACCATTTGAGGTGAATGAGCACATCTCATATGAAGGTGTTAAAGATTATATGAACTCCATTTGCACACATTCTCCTCGTCAATATCAAATTGAGGGAGTATATGATGCTTTAAGGCACAATAGAAAGTTATTGATAAGTCCCACTGCATCTGGTAAATCTTTGATGATTTATTCTCTCGTAAGATATTACGTAGACAAAGGACAAAAAATTCTTTTAGTTGTTCCGACGACATCTCTTGTAGAGCAGATGTATAAGGATTTTCAAGATTATGGTTGGGATGCTGACTCATATTGCCACCGAATTTATTCTGGTAGGGAAAAAACGAACGAATATCCAGTTACAATTACAACTTGGCAATCTGTTTATAAACTGGAACGTTCATTCTTTGAAGATTATGGTGTCATTATAGGCGATGAAGCTCATTTATTCAAGAGCAAGTCATTAGTAGAAATTATGACTAAACTTCATCATGCAAAATATCGTTTTGGATTTACTGGAACTTTAGATGGAACTCAAACTCATAAATGGGTTTTAGAAGGATTATTTGGACCATCATACAAAGTTACCAAAACTGACGAATTAATGAGGCAAGGACATCTTTCCCAGTTAGATATTCGTTGCATTGTACTCAAACATCCACCCCATAAATTTGAGACTTATGAAGATGAAATTCAATATCTTATTTCGCATGGGAAAAGAAATAAATTTATCACAAATTTAACTATTGGATTAAAGGGAAATACTTTAATTCTCTTTTCGAGAGTTGAAACTCACGGAGCAATACTCTATGAAAAGATAAATAGCAGTACAGGTGAAAATCGTAAAGTATTTTTTGTTCATGGTGGTGTTGGAACTGACGAACGAGAATTGGTTAGAGAAATTACAGAAAGAGAAAATAATGCAATTATTGTTGCTTCTTATGGGACTTTTTCTACTGGAATTAATATAAAAAATTTGCATAATGTAATTTTTGCTTCACCAAGCAAATCGAGAATTAGAAATCTCCAATCAATAGGTAGAGTTTTAAGAAAAGGAAAAAACAAAACTAAAGCAGTTCTTTATGATATTGCAGATGATTGCACATATAATTCTAGAAAAAATTACACATTAAATCATCTAATAGAAAGAATTAAAATATATTCGGAGGAAAATTTTAACTATGAAATACTCACAATACAATTTAATAAAAAATGAGCATTGAAGAAGACTTTTACGCAACAATTAAATTAAAAAACGGTGAAGAAATATTTGCAAAAGTAGCCGCTTCTGAAGAAATAGATAGAACAATTATTATTGTTTCTTATCCTATTATCGTTTCTGAATTTAAAAATAGATCTGGTATGGTTGGTTATAAAATTGAACCCTGGTTAAAAACAACAACAGAAGATATGTTTATCATTAATCTCGATGATGTCTTAACGTTAACAGAATCTTCTGACATTGAAATGATAATGATGTATCAGTCTTATATAAGAGAATATACAAGAGTAAAAAATAAAGAATCTAAAATAAGTCGTAGAATGGGTTACATTGCTAATGTTAATGATGCCAAAGAGATCTTAGAGAAGCTCTATAAAAATAGCTAAATTTAACCCTTCAACCTCCACAAAGGTAATTGTACACATTTTTGGATATCTTGTCAATACCATTTAAAAATGTTATAATCTCTACATAATAATGATAAAAACTTATGATAACTACAGCAGTTATGACCAAAAGAAAAAGGTCGGAGCATTATGTCAACAACAAAGACTTTTTGGCAGCACTTATCAAGTACCGCGAAGATGTTGAGATTACTTTCATTCAAAAGTATGGTAGAGAACCAACAAAAGCAGATAGAGCACAATCTTGGGATACTAAACCACCAATTCCAAAGTACATTGGAGAGTGTATCTTAAAGATAGCAAATCATTTGTCTTTTAAACCAAATTTTGTCAATTATATGTTTAAGGAAGATATGATTTCTGATGGAATAGAAAATTCTATTCAATATATTCATAATTTTGATCCAGCAAAATCTCAAAATCCTTTTGCATACTTTACTCAGATTATTCATTATGCTTTTCTTCGTCGCATTCAAAGAGAAAAACGCCAATTAGAAATTAAAAATAAAATCCTTGAGCGTTCGGGGTATTCTGAAGTATTTGATGACATCTCAGTTGACGGATCCAATTACAGCGATTATAATTCAATTAAAGACAATATTCACGCGAAAATTAGATACTGATGCGTATTTGCTTAATTAATGACACTCATTTTGGCGCGAGAAAATCATCAAAACTTTTTCACGACTATTTTGAACTCTTTTACAAGAATGTGTTCTTCCCAACGCTGGAACAGTATGGGATCACAACAGTTATTCATATGGGAGATGCCTTTGATAGTCGTAAATCAATAGACTATCAGAGTTTAGAGTGGTCTAAAAGAGTTGTATTTGAACCTCTAAGAAATTATGATGTTCATATGATTGTTGGTAATCATGATTCTTACTATAAGAATACTAATAATACCAACTCCCCACAACTTCTTCTTAAAGATTATCCAAATGTAAAAACATATTCAAATCCAACTGAAATTAAAGTAGGAAATCTTGATATTCTACTTCTCCCCTGGATTTGTATGGATAATCAAGAACAATCTTTGAAAATGATTCAAAAGACCAAAGCAAAAGTTGTTATGGGGCATTTGGAACTTCAGGGATTTCGTGTAAATCGTTCTTTGGTTATGGAGCATGGACTGGAGGCAGATATTTTTAAGAACTTCAAAAAGGTATTTTCTGGTCATTACCACACTCGTTCTAATAATGGAACTGTATTCTATACGGGAAATCCTTATGAGATTTACTGGACTGATGTAGGAGATACTCGTGGTTTTACAATCTTTGACACTGAAACTTTAAAACATGAATATGTTGATAATCCATATAAAATGTTTTATAACATTTATTATGAAGATACTAATCACCAAACTTTTGACACTAGAGAATATGAAAATAAAATTGTAAAGGTGATTGTTCGTAAAAAAACTGATACCAAACAATTTGAGAAGTTTATTGATAAACTTTATTCTTCTGGAATTGCTGAACTTAAAATTGTTGAAAACTTTGAAATGCAAGAATCTACTGAATTTCAAGCATTTGAGTCCGAAGATACAATCTCTATTTTGAATAGATATATTGAGGAGGCAGAAGTCAATCTTGATAAATTTGTAGTTCAAAAAATACTCCAAGAAGTTTATCAAGAAGCATGTGAACTAATTTAATGTTTATTCTAACAATCAATGGCAGAGAAAAAGAAGGCGCATATTCTGTTATGGATGATGAAGGAGAACATATTCTTTATTTGTTTCAAGAAGAAGATGATGCTACGAGATATGCTATGATGTTAGAAGATGATGGATACCCTGAAATGCATGTAATTGAAATTGAAGATGAAATAATGATAAAAACTTGTGAACTTCATGATTATCAATATACTGTAATTACTCCAAATGATATTGTTATTCCTCCAAGTAATGTGACCCATGATTTTATTTAAAACTATAAAATGGCGTAATTTTTTGAGTACTGGCCAACATGAAACTGAGATTGATTTTACAAAAAACTCAACAAACCTTATTATTGGAACTAATGGTGCCGGAAAGAGTACAGTTCTTGATGCACTAACGTTTTCTTTGTTTGGAAAACCATTTAGGCGTATAAACAAACCCCAACTCATCAATTCGGTAAACGATAGAGATTGTAGGGTTGAGGTTGAGTTTGATATTGGTAATGTCTCCTGGAAAGTTGTGAGAGGTATTAAACCTAATATTTTTGAGATTTACCGTGATGATTCTTTGTTGGACCAATCTTCTGCTGCCCTAGATCAGCAAAAGTGGTTGGAACAAAATGTTCTCAAAATGAATTATAAGTCTTTTACTCAAATTGTTATTTTGGGTTCAAGTACTTTTGTTCCTTTTATGCAACTTCCTGCAGCACATCGTCGTGAGGTGATTGAGGATTTGCTTGATATTAAAATCTTTTCATCAATGAATCTTGTAATCAAAGATAAGATTCGTATGTTGAAGGAAGAAATCAAAACTCTTGAATTAAAAAAAGAATCTCTTAACGACAAAGTTAAGATGCAGAAAGAGTTTATTGCGGAACTTGAAAATCGTGGAAAAGATAGTATCAATTCAAACAAAGAAAAAATTATCAAGTTGAATACTGAAATTGATAATTATGAAGTAGATAATACTGCTATAAATTATAGTCTCAAAGGTCATCAAAAAGATCTTGAAGATTATGTAGGTGCTTCCGATAAACTTCGTAAACTTGGAAATCTTAAAGGTAAGATTTCGCAGAAAGTATCAACTATTACTAAGGAGCATAAGTTCTTTACTGAAAATACGGTATGCCCTACTTGTACACAGTCTATTGAAGAGACCTTTAGAATAAATAGAATTACCGACGCTCAAAATAAAGCAAAAGAGTTGCAATCTGGTTATAAAGAACTAGAAGAGGCAATTAAAGAGGAAGAAGAGCGAGAGCGTCAATTCCTTGCTCTTTCTAAGGAGATTACAAAACTTACAAATGAAATTTCTCAAAACAATATTAAGATCACTGGATGTCAGCGACAAATCAGAGATCTTGAATCGGAAATTCAAACTACTACCACTCAACTTGAAAACCGAAATACTGAACATGAGAAGTTAGAAGAATTCAGAAACAATCTCCAAACTACATACGAAGAACTATCCTCTAAAAAGGACTCAGTTAACTACTACGATTTCACTTATAGTTTGCTTAAGGACGGAGGAGTAAAAACTAAAATCATCAAGAAGTACCTACCGCTGATAAATCAGCAAGTAAACCGTTATCTTCAGATGATGGATTTTTACATCAACTTTGAGTTTGATGCCGAATTTAATGAATATATAAAATCTCCTATCCACGAAGATTTTTCTTATGCATCTTTTAGTGAAGGTGAGAAGGCAAAAATTAATCTTGCTTTAATTTTTGCCTGGAGAGAATTAGCAAGATTTAAAAATTCCGTTAATACTAATCTTTTAATTTTTGACGAAGTTTTTGATGGTTCATTAGACAACTTTGGGACAGATGAATTTTTAAAAATTATTAAATATGTTATTAAAGATGCTAATATCTTTGTAATTTCTCATAAAGAAGGTTTGCAGGATAAATTTAGTAACGTAATTAAATTTGAAAAACGAAAAGGTTTTTCATTTAAAACTGTTTTATAATATAAATAGTAGTGCTAAATCAATCCAAGTTTATGTTTAATTTATATGCTATTGAAAATTTAATTACATTACAAAGATATTATGGTATAACTTCTTTATCCGTTGAAGAGCGTTGGAAAAAACACCAATATGCCTATAAAACTGAAAAAAAGAAAAATGATTGCCCAAAATTTTATAATTCTATTAGGAAATATGGGGAAGAAAATTTTAAAGTAGTTTTATTGGAAAGTAGTTCAGATTCTCAATATATTGAAAATTTAGAAATAGAAAAAATTTCTAATGATCCAAATTGTTTAAATGTATCTACGGGTGGTGGGGGTATGACTTGTAATTCTGGTTGGAAACATTCTCTCGAAACTATACAAAAACTAAAGGAAAAAACACCTCCTATGTTAGGTAAAAAACATAGTGAGGAATCTAAGAAAAAAATGAGCGAGTCTCAAAAAGGTCTTAGGTGTGGCGAAAAAAATGGAATGTATGGAAAAAAACATAGTGAAGAATGGAAAAGGGAAAAAAGTAAAGAAATGTGTGAAAATAATCCTATGAAAGATAAAACCCACACTGAAGAAGCAAGAGAAAAAATGAGAAAAAGTGCTACAGGAAGAACTCCTTGGAATAAAGGAAAAACTGGAATTTATAGTGATGAAACAAAAGAAAAGATGAGACAATCTGCATTAAAAAGGTGGGACAATAAATAAACTGGTACAAGGTTTGAAAAAGTCAAAGGTTTCTCGCGTATGGTGGTCTGAACCACTCAAGAAAAATGCAAGTCCCAAACTGGAAACACAACTCTGGGAAACCCCAGAAACGAAAACTTAAACCGCAAGCACTTCGGCAAGCAAAAGCACGAAGACAAGCACTCAAGAAGCGTCTCAATCAAAGAGACGCTTCTTTTTTATAAATAACTAAAAAGTATTTGTAAGATGGACGCACAAGAACTTCGCAATCTTCAAGAAGCATATATGGATGTTGTTATGAATGAGGGGCGTGATAAAAGACTTTTAGCACATTTAAAAGGTGAAGAAGAAGATGAGAATTCTATGATGCGTC